GTTGCTCCTTCACTACGTGCCCAATGGACAAGTCCAGAAGCTTCGAGAGAGCATTATCATGCAAAATCTTACACTCAAAACACAGACCCCCAGAGTTGAGATTGACTGCTCTACTACAACCTCCGCAATCCTTGAGATGCCTTATGTGTCGCCTTACACCCACTTCAACTTCCAAGACTACACTGGTCCCATTGGCAATTTTCATATGTGTGTGTACTCTCCTCTTGTCTCCACTGCCTCTTCTACCGTTTCTTATACAGTCTGGGTCTGGTTTGAGGACATTGAGCTTTCTTTCCCCACATATGAGTTTACTCCACAAGCTGAAGTTTTTCGTCCACAGGGTATCAGCGAGGCTGTCACATCAGCTGGTCGAGCCGTTGCGTCTGTTGTCGGAGTCGGTTCGATTTCCGAGGCCGAACTGGCGAAGACAGGACCGGGGCCCGTTGGGCGTGTTGCAGCTACCGTTTCTGCGGCGGCTGACGCGCTCACATCTGTTCCGATGCTTGCTCCTTTCGCAAAACCAGCTTCTTGGATAGCAAGTATCGTTGGTGGATTGGCGAATGTATTCGGTTGGTCTAACCCTAACAACAACACACCTTCCTCAAAGATCTCTGTTGAGGCATTTAACCACGTGCAAAATGTTGATGGGCTTGACAACGCCAAGAAACTCGCTCTTTTCGCTGACAACGCTGTTGATGTTCTTCCTGGATTCTCTGGAACCAATACTGATGAGATGGCTATCGCACATGTTGCGCGAATCCCTTGTTTCATCTCAAATTTTTCCTGGTCAGAGTCCCAGGCGGTGGATACAGTTGTCACATCAATGCCGTTGGCCCTCACAGAACTCTGTACCAACGCTACGATCTCCGATGGGACAACGAATCACACTGTCACGTCATTTGCACCGATGAGCTATGTGGCGAATGCCTTTCGTTACTGGCGGGGCTCGGTGACCTTTACCTTCAAGGTGATCAAAACCGAGTTCCATTCTGGCAGGCTTCAGTTTTCTTATGCTCCAGGGTTTACAGGCAGTTACAATGCACTCCAGGCCAATTATACTTACCGCGAGGTGTTCGACCTCCGGTATTCCAACGAGTTCTCTGTCACGATCCCTTATGCCCACACACGCCCTTATGCAGAGTTCGCTGAGATCCTTGGGACTTGGTGGCTCACAGTTGCCGTTCCCCTTGTCTCGCCAGACACCGTTTACAATGCTCTTGACATCTTACTGGAAGTCAGCGCTGGACCCGATTTTGAAGTCGCTGCACCTGACGATCTCAAATATGTGCCAGTAGCTGTTTACACATCCCAGTCTGAGGAGTTTGTTCCCCAACTTGGTGAAAATGAAGCCACAGACGAAGGTGAAGCCACGCGCTCTGACGCATACTCTCCTCTCGCAACATCCGATCTTAACTCTGGCGGTTTG